TATCCATTTATTATTTTTTAATTCAAATCCTAATTTTTCTAATGGGGAAATAAAATCTTTAAAAAATTTATTATTATCAAAACTCATTTCATATATTATATCACCATTTTCATTTTTTTGTTTTTTTACTAACGAATCAACTTTGTAACCAGCGATTTTATTTAATTCTTTTATAATAAATTTAAGTCTATCTTCAAGATTATACGGAAAAGGATATAATGGATGATCTTTTGGAATCATTATATATGTTATTTTATTTTTATCTTTTGATGTTGAATATTTTTCTAAATATAATAATTTATTTTTGAGTTCTAAACAAATTTCTTCTCTAACCAATGATTTAATACGTTTACTATCTTCTTTTGTAATATTTGGCATTCCACTTATTAATTTTAATAAATATTCTTTATTTTTAGAAGTAGAACAAACAGCCCCCTTAAATGTTGGAATACCTGTTCCTCTCTTTTTATCTAATACTTTTGCACGAGGAGGTCTAATTTTAAATAAATCTGCTTCGTCTGATGCTAGTTTATTTAAATTTTTATCTACAATACCAACAATAAAATTTTCTTCTCTTTCATCATAATAATCTAATGTATCATCAAAATTATAATTTATATCAACAATTTTTTTTTCTTTAATAATTTTATATTGTTTATTAACTATATCTGGATATTTTTGTTTTACATAATTATTTAATGATACTTGATTATCATGAATAATTTCTATATTTTTACGATAATACATTGGAACATCTTCATTTTCATTAAACGGTTGAAAGATATAATATTTTCCTCGTTGAATTAAATATCCACCTCTATTATATTTGTCATATAATGTATCTGAATAATTATTAAAATCATTTTCTGTTATAGGCATCATATCTTCTAATGCTTGATTAAGAAAATAATGTTCAAAAAGTTCAGATTGATGTTGTATAAATGACTTTTTAATTTCTTCTAAAATTTCATAATAAACATAAACATATTTAAATCTATATAAATCTTTAATTTTATTTTTTATTAAAATAATTTCATATTTAGCAAGTTCGTCATTAAATGTGTTATAATTAATTTCTTCTTTAGTAAGATTTTTATAAGTATTCTTTTTAGCATCCCAATATCTATTATTTAACTTGCTAGAATCACATTTAAGATCACAAGGTTTGAAATCACATAATGCAGGACAAATTTGTTTATTATTTTTAATATTATCTAATGTTGGAGGATAACATTTTTTATATTTATCTAATTCTTCTGGAAACATATTAGCATGTAATAATAAAGGACAATCTAATGCTATTTCTTTGAGTGTTCTTTCAATTTCTTTAACATTTAAATATTTTAATTCTGCTTTTTGATATAATTTTTCATCAGTTGATAATTCTGATTTTTTTTTACTATTTAATGCTACAACATATCTATAAACACTAACTTTTGGATATTTATAATTATCATTAATAACATCTTGATGTACACACATACGAATTGCTCGTCCAATAACTTGTTCTATTTTTGGTATATTAAAAAATACATCAATTATATGAACTTGGCTGCAATTTTTAAGTGTAACACCTTCGTTCATAACTCTTGAACCTAACACAAATTTAATAAATTTACCATCTGAATTATAAGAATTATTAAATACATCTTGAATTATTTTTTGTTTAATTTCAGGAACATCTTCACCAGATTCGTCAACACCACCTGTTACTAAAATAAAAGTTGCAGGTTTAAAATCTATTAAACTTTTTTTCTTTTTAAAATCTAAATAACTTAATCCTGTTTTATAATCAATAGTATCATCTTTAATATCATAATTAGAAGTATCTTCTTGGTATTCTAAATAACCATTTTGCAATAGAGTTTCTGCAAATAATTCCATACCACCTGCTTTTACTAAATTAGAATAAATAAAAGCAGTTGAAGCACCTTTTTTACCTTCGACTAAATTACTTAATTTTTCTAAAAGTGTATAAAATTTTGTTGAAAATTTTTTAATATAAGGATTTTTTAATATTAATCCTGTAATATTTTTTTTAGTACTCTCTAAAATAAAATTATCTTCTTCTTCTTTTGATAATTTACCATTAAAAATTGTTTTATTTATTAATTTTCTTAATTTATCACCATCACTATTAAGTTGGGACAAAACTATATTCATACCATCTGCCGAATAATAACCTTCTAATTCTGTTTTTTCTTTATTTAATCCAGGAAATACAAAATTAGATACTGCCGACGAAGCTCTATCTAAAGTATCATCTAAACTTTCAGTTGTTTTAATATATGTATTTAATTGAAATTGTTCCATAAAACATTTAATTACAGGAGTAAATAACATACCTTCTGGAATAATTCCTTTATCAATTCTTTCAGCAAATGTATAAGGTATAGAACCTCTATAAAAACTAATATAACCATTTGCTTTCTCTTTTAAATATTTTAAACCATCTGGTTTAATTTTCATCATATAATTCTTTTCTTTTGTAAATACTTTATCTCTTTGTGCTTGGTCATCATCTGGTCTAATAAAATTTAATAAATCAATAATTTCATCTGCTAAATTAATCATAGGTGTAGCTGTTAATAAAATAACACGAAGATTTTCTGAACTTTTAATAATTTTTTTTAACGCTTCTCCATATTCATTGCCTGTAATATTATGGGCTTCGTCAATAATTAAAATAGAATTATCCATATTAGTAATACGATCTACAACAATTTCTCTTTCGAAATCACCTTCCGATGTTTTACGGTAAGATGATTTAAGTTGTGTATCTCCAACAACTTTTTTTTCTACTATTTTTTCACCTAAAACTTTTTTATAGAAAGATTTATAAGATAAAATTTTATAATATTGTAAAGCCGAATAAATAGCTGTTTTCTTTTCTTTATCTATTTCGCCTTTTGACATTTGTTTTAAACCTTCTTTATTTTTCAAATATGTTTCACCTGTTGTATTAATTAATTCTTTTTTAAAATTTTCTCTAGTATTTGGACCTGGAACTATTACATAAATTTTAGTATTATATTTTTTAATTTGTTCTTTAAATTGTTCTGCAACTCTAATTGCAGTCATTGTTTTTCCTGAACCAACACCATGCATTAAAATAACACCTTTATATGATGTATTTGGACTGATAAAATTAGGTATTATTGCTTGTTGTTCACGAGGTTCAAATTCACCCTTTTTACAATTAACAGCTCTATATTTTTGAATCTGATCATATGTTTCCAGTTTATCACGTTGTGGAACATGGTGATAATAAAATTCTCGTTTTTTAAATATTTTAATCATAAAGTCTGGGTCTTCTGTTTTTGGATAAGAAAAATCTTTTGTAAATTTTAATTTTTTACTCATTAATTAATAATGATTAGATATTTTAATTATTTTGATTGAAATGACTTTTGATTAATAATGATTTTTTAAATAAAAACATAGTTTTATTTATACAAAAATTTGTATAAATAAAAAAATTATAATTGACAGCGGCGGGATTCGAACCCACGAAGTGTAAAACATTGGCTCTTAAGACCAACCCCTTTGACCGCTCGGGAACACTGTCAGGTTTGCTGGATACGAGGAATGATATAAAGACATTTCTGAGTTGTAGCTGTAAGTATCCATAAGTGGTTCTGACGGGACTCGAACCCGCGACTTCTGCGTTATAAGCACAGCACTCTAGACCAACTGAGTTACAGAACCTGGTGGTATTTACTAATACCATTTTTTTTATTTTTTTTTATTTTTTTTATTTTTTTTATTTTTTTTTATTTTTTTTATTTTATATATAATCGCCTACTATTGGGATCGAACCAATGACCTACCGGTTAACAGCCGGTCGCTCTAACCAACTGAGCTAAGAAGGCTTGTTCAAAATTAATTTAACAGTTAATTTATTGTTAATTAATTTTGAAATTATTTCCTTAAGATAAAAATATTATCAGAGGAACATGTAATTATGTTTACAATTGACAGCGGCGGGATTCGAACCCACGAAGTGTAAAACATTGGCTCTTAAGACCAACCCCTTTGACCGCTCGGGAACACTGTCTGGTTTGCTGGATACGAGGAATGATATAAAGACATTTCTGAGTGTAGCTGTAAGTATCCAATTAACTAAATGTTAAGGTTTTTTATTGGTACCCATACTGGGAATCGAACCCAGGCTAAAAGTTTAGAAGACTCTTGTGCTATCCATTACACTATATGGGCTCGATAGTAGAATACTTTTTCTACTACTAATAATACATATATAATAAATCTTTAAATCAATATAATAAATATTCATTTTTTTTAATAACTTAAAGAAAAATATAAATTTCCTCGTAAATTAATAAATTAATTCAGGGAACTATTGTTATAGGAAATAGGTAGTATCTATATTACTACTTTTATAGTAAGTTATAACTTTGACTATAAAACCATTAGAAAGTATTTAAATATACTTTTGGCTATCCAATATTAATTTAATATATTGGGGAAATAATTTAATATTTCACTTTATTCCTATATAATATATACTATATATTTTTAATTTTATAATAATTTTTCATAAATATTAATTTTATCTTCAAAAGTTTCTATTTTTTTATTTTCTATTTTTTTAATAAATTTTGAAGGAATTTTTATTCTTAAATTATCTGGTAAATTATCAAGAGTAATATTATTTTGTATAATATATTTTCTCCATTTAAATACAGGATCAAACAAATCTAAATAATTATTTCTTTCTTTGTTATTAGTATCTATTTCTATAATATCTGTTAAATATTTTTTTTTGAAATCATTTATTACATCTATTACTTTTACATTTGGTTTCATAATATTAGACCACAAATTATCTGTTATATCGACAAGTGATTGTTCACAACAATTATCACAATTTCTACATGTAAAAAAATTACATGATTCATTAAAATACTCTAATATATATTTTCTTCTACAAGTATTTAAATAAGCAAATTTCAATATTCTATTTATATTATCAATTTTAAAATTGTATAATTCAGAATCTGAAAATTTTATATCTTTAATCATATATTTAGCAATTACAACACTACTATAATCAAAGTATAAAACTGTATTTGACTGAATATTATCTCTTCCTGCTCTGCCTATTTGTTGATAATATTCTTCTATTGAAGAAGGACAACCAAAAATAATAACAGCTCGTATTTTTTGGTCAATTCCCATACCAAATGCAATAGTACTAATTATTACTTTAATTTCTCCATTTAAAAATTTATTTTGAATTATTTCTCTATTTTCTTTTGATAAACCTGCATGATAAGCATTGCAAAAATTTTTATCAATATTATTTAATTTTTCTGCTAATTCTTCAGTTTTTTTTCTACTATTGATATAAACAATAATTTTTTCACCAGGATATTTTTCAGTCCAACTTAATACAATATGTTCTTTTGCCTGTTTTCTTTTTAATATTCTGATTTTTTTTGTTTTTTGATGAACAACAGAAACATTTGGAATTCCTCGAACACTAATATATAAATTTGGTCTATCAAATGATGCTTTTACAATAGCTGGATTATTTAAATTTAAAATTTTGGTAATATCTTTACATACTATATTAGTTGCTGTTGCTGTCAATGCAATAATAGGAATAGATGGAAATAACTCTCTGAATGTTTTTATATTTGTATATTCTGGTCTAAAATCTGAACCCCAAGAACTAACACAATGTGATTCATCAATAGCTAAAAATCCTAAAATATTATTTTCAACCAAGTTTTGTGCAATTGTTAAACCATCTGATTTAACTAAATATTCTGGACTCATATAAACAATTTTTATATTACCTTTTTTTATTTCTAATATTTCTTGATGTTTATTTTTATTATTTGTATGAAGAGTAGCACAAGGTATATTAATTTTATCAAGTTTTTCTTTTTGATCATCCATTAGAGAAATCAATGGACTAATAATAAATATAGTTTTTTTAGTTATTAATGGCGGAAGTAAATAACATAATGACTTTCCATATCCTGTAGGTAATAATCCAATAACATCATTCCCTAAAAGTAATTTATTAATTGCTTCTATTTGTTTATCTTTTAAATCATCTATTTTCAATCGGCGAAGAAATTTTTTAGCTTTTTCAGTCCATAACATATTTTGAGATTAATTAATTTAATTATTATAATAATATTATTAATTATCAATATTTATGCATTATATGCTAATGGTTCAGATATATACGAATTATTTATTGTATTTTGACTATTTTTAGACTGTTGTATTAAAAGTGTTCTCATCATTTGCGATAATTTATTAATATTTGTTTCTATATTATCTATTTTTTCTTGTAAATAAGATGAATCATCATTTAAATAATTGTCAGACGGTGACATATCAGTAATATAATCTTGAGCAACTGATGGTTGAGTTAATGATTCTTGTTCTCTTGATAATTCTGTTCTATATGCTTCTATTATTACATCACAACCATTATAATTATCGTCAGAACAATATTCAGTTGCAATGTCTATCCAATCATTTTTTAATTTATTTATTTCATCTCGTGTATATGTTTTTACATTACTATTCTCTTGATAATTATCTAATATTTTTTTTGATATATTCTCAATATTTTCATCGCAATTATTATAAGGATTATCCATATCACAATTTGTTTTAATAATATTTAACCAAAGATCATTTATATTATTATAATTTGTTTGTGTATGTGTGTATACTGGGGTGTTATCTGTCATAAATTCTGTTACTTTAGATTTTTCACATTTATAAATACCTTGTGTATCATAAAAACAACTCATAATAATATAAAATAGATATTATATATAAAATCTATTTTATATTAATTATGAATCATATATTATATAATATTTCATTAATAATATTATTTATAGGTATTATTATGATGACAATATATATTACAAAAGCATCTGATGTTAATTATATGACAAATGAAAAAGAAATATTAATGAGACAAAATTTAAATAAACCGGAATCTGTTAATAATATTTATGATTATAAAATATCAAAAGCTTATAAAAATATGTTTTCAAATCCTTCTATATGGATGGAATATACAGAATTTGATTATGACCCAAACAAAGAAATAATCAATAATAAAATGGTTTAAAGATATTTTTACATTTAATTGTAATGTCAAAAACGGATTTACTTACTGAAGATACTATTAATCCCAAAGGTCAAAATTACATTTGTATTAGTTTTTTAACTGATAAAGAAAACAAAACTAGTTTGTCGGGTATTAAAATGAGAGGAGCATTTTCAACATATGATGAGGCATGTGAACATGCAAAAAAATTACAAGGAATAGATGAATATTTTAATGTTTTTGTAGGAGAAATGGGTAAATGGCTTCCATTTGATCCAAATCCTGATTCAGAAGCAGTTCAAAATTCAGAGTATGCAAATGAACAACTTAATACTATGATGAAATCATATATGGAAAATCAAGAAAAAGCAAAAATTTATCATGAAAAACGTAAAAATGAAATGGTTAAAAATAATATTTTAGATAATCTTAATACTAGACAAGAAAATTTAGATGATATCAAGAAAAAAATAAAGAAAACAGATGATAAAGACGAACAGTTAAATTTACAAAAAAATATTGAAGAAATAGAAAATCAAATTGCAAAGATGAAAGAGAAGAAATCTGAAATTGAACATCAAATTGATAGTATTGGAAAACAACTAGATGGATTTAGTCAGATGAATCTTGCACCTCCTACAATTGTAGATTATGATGAAGAACCTATTAAATCAGTAGAATAAAATTAATTTTATTAAATAATAATTTTTAATTATTATTTAATTAATTACGATAATTTTTGAACGTTAATTTTTATACCATTTCTTTTATTTGAAAATAAAGTATTTGGATCAAAAATTTCTAATCTTTTATTCCATTTTGAATCATATGCTTTTTCATGAAACTTTATAAATTTATTACATCCTAATTTAAATGATGGAACTTGTTTGGCTTTATACCAAAAAACTTTATCTGTAATATTTTTACTATGTATTCTATTGTTTATAACCATCATACCATAATTTTCTGTCAAATCTGAAAAAACTTGTTGGAAAATATCAAATGTTGGAAACATACCTGCATAATGTTCATATAATTTTTTTCTATTATTAATAGTATCTTCAGCAAGTAAAAATATATAATCAAAATTAGATCTCATTTCAGGTGGAATACCAACTGCATATTGCATAGTTAAAATAAATTATAAATGATGATGACGTCCATTAAAAAACATTTCTGCTATATTAGGATCTTTTAACCATTTTTTATCACTCATACAATCATCCATAATTAACATTATAGTATCATCTTTTGGGGTTTTACCGTCTTTAATTCTTATTTTATTGTCTTCATTCATTTTATCTTGTCTTTGATAAATTCTAGATAAAATATCAGAACTATATTCTGAATAAATATATGAATCTGGAATGAAATCTGTATAAAATCCATTTAATTTTTCTGTTCTACTTATTGCGACAGCAGCAGCTAAATTTTTTTTTTGATACATAATTTCTCTAGTTAAAAAAGATTTACCCGTTGCTCTTTTTGCAATCATTGCTATAGTACAATGGTCTACCATATCATCAATTTGAAATTTTCTAATAGGTAATTTTGCTGATCCGAATTGTACTTCTCTAGTTCCCATTTATTATATTGTTTTATAAAATAACTTTTAATTTTTATTAAAAATCAGGTAATTCAGTAAATATTTTTTGTTCAGATGCTTGTTTATTAAACCATGACATTTGTTCGTTTTTAAGATTATTAGTATTAAAATTATTATTATGGACAAATGTTTTTGATATATCACAATTTTTAACAGGTTCGCAATTATGTGTTATAATAGCTATATCGTTCAATGTATTTGTTGATAAATTTAATATTAATCCAATAATTGATGATACAAAAATAGGAAATTTATATTTATCATAATATAATTCCCTAACTTTATTATGTTTTTTATCATCTTGTTCTTGAAACCATAAAATAATAAAAAAAGTTAATCCAATTATTAAAAATTGTTTTAGAATTAAATTCATTAAATTATACAAGAAAATATATTAAATTAAATTTTTAATAAATATTTCTAATATTATTATAATGACAAATATAATTCAAACTAATGTTTCTAAATTACAAAAAATTGTAAAATATATTTTAATGGGATTAATTATAGTGTTAGCAATTAAATATATACCTGATAACAAAATTAAAAATAACGAAATTATAATGATAGGGGCAATATCATCAATTACATTTGCTATATTAGATATGATTTCACCATCTGTATCTATTCACAATTATAAAAAATCAAATGATAAACTATGCATTGAATCATTTAAATATTAAAATAATTAGTTAATAATTTTTTTTGATTTTTTAAATCGTTAGGTTCTTTTGGATTTTCTACGGGAATACCTCCTCCGTTTGAAAATATTTCTTGGAAATTTTCTTGTGTACAATTTAAACTTGTTTCCTCTTCAGACATTAAATCTAAATCATTTAATGTTTGCTCGTCAGTTCCTAAATATTGTAATGTTTTCTTTAGTTTACTATCAATGCTATCTAAATTATTTTTAATATTATTGTTTTGTTGTTCTGTTTTTATTTTATTATTAAATATATTAATATTAGTTTGAGATGTTTCTGAAATTTCAACATCTACATTCGCATCCTCGTCTATATTTGATAAAATAGAATTTATATCTGTCGGAGAAACAGAATTGTTCAAAATATTATCAATTCTTGTACCAATTGTTTTTTCTTCAGAATTTGAATTTTGTTTTGTTTCTGGTTCTATTTTTGGTTGTAAATTATCAGATGATGTATCATTCTCTTCATTAATTTTAAACAATTTATCATTATCTAACGATAAATCTTTTTTTATTATTTTAGTTAGATTTTTTTCTTCAATTTCTGTTAATGGTTTATCAAATTGTTGTTCATCTTTATAATCGTCTATAATATCTTCGTCTTCGCCTAAATATAATTTTAGAATATGTTTAACAGGTAATAGTTTACGAATACCTTCTTTAATACAATCTTTAATAATATTTATACAATCTCGTTGATTACGTTTTATTTCAATAGGAGGATAATTATGATATAATAAATAAGGATTATTCCACAACTCTCGAGCACATTCTATATAAATTTTATGAATAAAATCAGTTGTTTTTATATTTTGATATAAACTAGAATCAATTTTAGATTGTGTTTTACATGTTGGATTATATGTTAAAACAATTAATGTAGATTTTAACGTTGCTTTTATTAAATCATTTAACCATGAATAGCTATAAGAAGAGTTAAGAATACGATTTGTTTCTTTGTTAATAATATCTTGATTCCATTTAGGAATTGCTTTTAGAAATGATTGAAATATTTTAAGCACATCATCGTTTTTGGAAATTTCAAGCGATTGTTTATAAACTGATTGTATACCTTCAAAAACTAATGGAGATAGTATATTTACAAGATGAGTTGTATAATCGTTTTTTGTTTCTACTAATAGATTTATCATTATATATTATTCTATATTAGATTATTTTTATTAATAATTAATATTTATTATTAAAAATATACGTTTGATTTTATTTAAATTTAGATTTTATTTAAATTTAGATTTTGATTTTGATTTTGATTTAGATTTTGATTTAGATTTTGATTTAGATTTAGATTTTGATTTTGATTTTGATTTAGATTTTGATTTAGATTTGATTTAGATTTAGATTTTGATTTAATAAGAAAATATAAAAATAAACCATAGAAATTTTTAGAAACAACATCCAAAACATTATAACTAATATTTTTTTCCCTAAAATCAAGACCTGCAACAACCCCATAAAGTGACCAAACTATAAACATAAAATAATATATTTTTAATCCAGATTTAGATTTGGCTGCATAATTGCAATGTAAAATATTAAATGTATTAGCAAAGAATATAAATCCTATTCCTATACTAATATTTTTATCTAAAATTCCTATTTCGCCTAAATAACCAAATAAAAGCATTAACCAATTACTTATTAATATTTGTATAATATGTGATTTTTCATCTTTTAATATTTGTATAAAATTTAAATTTTTATTTTTATTATTTTCTTTATTTTCTTGATATTTTAAATATAATATAGTTGATACTAACATTGTTGGTGTAGTAATAAACCAATCAAAATATCTTGTTGATGTTATATTATCATTATTTAAATCTGAAATTTTTAATCTATAAATTAAAAAAATGTAAAAAAGAAATTCAATTACTTGAACAAAAGTTTCTAATTGTAATGCTTGATGTAATATAAAATCTTTTTCATCAAGATTAAAAAATAATCCATTTACACTAAACATTCCAGTAATTATTTGAATAATTAAAGAAAAATACGATGACAATATAACTCCGTCCATTTATTTTATATTATAAAATAATATAAAATAAAAATTAAATAAAAATTAAATAAAAATTAAATGACACATGTATTCACACTACTATTAAATCCTCTGTTTGATAAAGTATTAAAATTATTTTTAGTCATACATAAACATCCGCTACCAGAATTAGAATTACATGATAAGTTTGTTCCAATATAGTTTTCCATTTCAGCATTTGATATTTCTTTTTTAACATTAGCGATAGGAACATTCCATTGAACGTGTTTACAACATTGTTTAGAACAGCGATTCATGTCTATTTTGTTTGATTTATCTAAATTCGATGGATTAGAATAAGCATCATTATTAGTATATTCAGAATAAGTGGAATTAGGATTCATAGAATTAACAGAATTCATAGAATTATCAGGATTCATAGAATTATCTGGATTCATAGAATCAACAGGATTCATAGAATTATCTGGATTCATAGAATCAACAGGATTTAGTCCAAGTTCACTGCTTAATTGTTCTTTTATTTCATTAATATATTTAATATTACTATTATCAATTATAGG